CGGCTGCGGCGATGCCACGAAAACCGGCTGCGGCGCTGCCACTCTCACCGGCTGCGGCACTGCCATAATTCCCGGCTGCGGCGCTGCCACTCTCACCGGCTGCGGCGATGCCATAATTCCCGGCTGCGGCACTGCCATAATTCCCGGCTGCGGCACTGCCATAATTCCCGGCTGCGGCGCTGCCACTCTCACCGGCTGCGGCGATGCCATAATTCCCGGCTGCGGCACTGCCATAATTCCCGGCTGCGGCACTGCCATAATTCCCGGCTGCGGCGCTGCCACTCTCACCGGCTGCGGCGCTGCCATAATTCCCGGCTGCGGCACTGCCATAATTCCCGGCTGCGGCGCTGCCACTCTCACCGGCTGCGGCGATGCCATAATTCCCGGCTGCGGCACTGGCCTTATCTCCAACGCTAACGGCTTCCTTGTCTCCACCCACGCGGCCTGCTACGGGATCACACTGGCTTTTCACATACTCAAAATGTGCCTTGCAAATCCCGGCCACATCCAGCCGCGCGCCAATCTTGATTCTCTTCCCGCATCGCTTGGAATCCTCTGCTTTTTCGTCTGTGGCGTCCAGCTCTACTTCACGATAGATGGAGCCTGCGCCCGGTTCGTAATAGCGCAGGGCATCCAGCGGGTTTTCGCAGGCGTGGAAACCCTTCTCACACAGCTTGGCTTCCTGCTCCTCGTATTCCTGGCCTTCCTTGAATTGCATTCCACGGCATTTCATATCCTTGTCGAATCCCTTGTACGCCTTGATCCATGCCATTTGACATTCCCTCCATATTCAGTTATAATTGATTTGGAATTCTTCCTTAGCTCCCGGGCCTGGCGTTCTGCAAAACGCCGGGTCTTATTTTTGTGTCAGTTTCCGGTGCATCGCCCGTGCCCACATCACCCCGCCGATGAAGCCGATCAGCAGCGTCGGGGTCTGGCCGATGCTCACCCGCACAGCCTCCAGCAGCCGATCAATCATCGTCCGTTCCTCCGTCCAGGCACAGATACGGCGTTTTGATGGGCTTGTTGCTCTCCCAATGCCGGTTGTTGAAGCTGCATTTTTTCAGATCGATGATACACAGGTTGAAATATCGGTTGTCCGGCTCATACTGCTTCACGATCCCGGCGATTTCCGCCGCTTTGGCCAGGATGGCCTGTTCGCATTCCTCCCGGCTCATGCTTTCCACCCGGCTTTCGTGTAGGCCCTCCGTCGGCGCTGGTTCCAGCCCTTGCGGCTTTCGTCTGCCATGCGGTTTACAAGCTCTTTGTCCGTCAAATCTTCCAGCCGGGGATCTTCTGCCACCATCAGCACCACGATGATTCCGGCCACAAACGCAATCAGCAATTCCATTGTTACGCCCTCCTTCTCACAATGCGCCATCATTCTTCAGCATTGTTTTCAATGCTTCTACTCTTTTCGGGTCAATGAATCTGTAATAAGATTTCCTTTTTGCTATTTTTTTGATTTCTGTTAGCGTATATCCATTCGGGTTTACGGGTATTCCGCGTTTTTTCCTTCTGCTGGATACCGCAGCCGATGTAATACCAAGTACTTTCGCAATCTCGCCCGTTGTGAAACGCGGTTCGATTCTCGGATCGCCCATTTTACGTCCTCCTCCTCGGTATGTGGTAATCATTCAACAGCGGGATTTTTGCGGCCCGATGGCGCGTCTTTGCTTTGCCCTTGGTCTCCATCATGGCTGGGTCAACGGTCTTCCGCCCCAGCCACACCCGCAGCTCAGTTTCCGCTACCCTGAACGGGGTTTCCAAATGCGGCATCTGGTGCATGATGCGGTAAGCTGTCCGGCGGCTCACGCTCAGAATCCCCGCCACTTCATCCGGGGTCAGCAGCTTGTCCATGTTTCACACCTTTCCTTCGTCGTTGAAGTAGAATTAAATTCTACCATTTAGGTAAAAAAAACCGATTCCTTTTCTGCTGCCGTATTGATATTCAGCAATTCACACAGCTTTTGAATTTCGCTCTGCTTGAATTCCGTTTCGTTTTCGATCTTCCGCTTTAACGTAAACAAGGAAATACCAAGCGTTTCGGCGATTTTCCCTTTTTTCAGTCCGCTGTTGTTGATGAACTGAATCAGCAGCTTTGTGTTGGTCATTGTATCACCTCCTTCATAAATCGAAGTTGAATTAAATTCTACACAGCCATTATAAATAGTCTTCGCTCGTTTGTCAAGAATTTTTTTCAACTTTTTGTAGATTTTTTTTCAACTTTGATATATAATACAAATGAAAGGGGGAAATCTGAAATGACAATAGGTGAAACAATAAAGAAAATACGGGAAGAAAAAGGTATGACTCAGGAAGAGTTATCTAATAAACTTGGATATAAAACGAAATCATCAATCAGTAAAATTGAAAAAAGTTTAGCTGAATTCCCAATCTCAAAACTTCGGAAAATAGCTGATGCACTGGACGTTGACGTGTGGGAAATTATCGGTTTTAATTCTGTTGAAATAGATGATATAAATTCTCTAAATGTTTTTCCAATTCACAAAAAAGCTGTCCCCATTCTTGGTGATATTGCCTGCGGTACACCGATCATAGCCGAACAGAATATAGATGGCTATGCCGATCTTCCTGATGGCGTGCGGGCAGACTTTGCGCTTAGATGCAAAGGAGACAGTATGGAGCCAACATTCCTTGATGGTGATTTGGTGCTGATCCGGCAGGAAGGGGACGTTTCAGACGGCAAAATAGCGGCCGTAATGATGGAAGCCGAAACCGACACAGAAGCCACTTTGAAGCGTGTCCATCATATTCCCGGCGGCCTTATCCTGATTCCAGACAATCAAAAAAAATACGGCCCAAGAACCCTTCAAGGCACGGAAGCCGCAAAAGTCAGAATTCTGGGTGTAGCCGTTGGGTATGTGCGGATGATATAAGGCGGTGAAAATATGCCAAGTGTTCCAAACCTGCTGCGGTATGAAACGATTCGGAAACACTACGAATTATTGGAAAGAATAAATGAGGAAAAAGATAAAGAAGTTATATTATCTCTATGCTTGAAAGATATTGACCTTGCGGAACAATTTATTCTTGAATATCATTTGTATGCGGATGAACGGATAAAATACCAAATAGAAGAAGATAAAATTTTGGGTGAATATGATCCAACAATAAACTATGAAGAAAAATATTCTTATTATCACAATATACCAAGATACCCTTCTTTTAAACAGGCGGCTATAATCTATGAAAAAATGGGAATGTATAAACAAGCAATTGACATTTGTGATAAAGCTATTTCTCTTGACCTGAATGATGATGGGACAAAAGGCGGAATGGAAGAAAGAATCCGAAAACTTGAAAAAAAGTTGAAATAGGGAGGTTGAACCATGAAAAAGCTGCTTGCCGTTGCCCTGGTGATTTGTCTGCTGGTGCCGTGCGCCGTTGCTGAAAGCGTTGATCTGTCCGGCCTTTCATTCGCTGAATTGGCTGCGCTCCTGGATCGCTGCCAAAAAGAAATGATGAAGCGGGATGAATGGCAGAAAGTCACCGTTCCGGTGGGCGTTTGGGAAATCGGAAAAGATATTCCGGCAGGGCATTGGAACATTACAGCATCAAAAAACAGTGAATACGGGTGGGGGAGCCTGACTTACTGCGACGCGCTGGACGCTACCGGAAAGAACGCCGATAGGCGAAAATCTTCTTTTTATTGGTTCGGGCAAGTCAAAGCGCCCGGCGCTCAGGCCGCCGTTGATGTGGAAAATGTTGATCTTGAACTGAAAGAAGGTGGGTATCTGATTATAGAACATGCGCCGATGGTGTTCACACCGTACACCGGAAAGCCTGATTTGGGCTTTAAGTAAGTTGCAATCAGTTGCAATTTGATTGCAATTTCATTGCAATATCATAGCATTGACAAGGTGGTGATTCCGTGCCGCGCCCGAAGAAACAAGTTTTGAAGCCCCGGAAGGATGGGCGGTTCTGCTGCAAGTACAAGGGTATCCAATTCATGGGGAACACATCGGATGAAGCCCTGGCCGCCCGTGACGAATACAAGCGCCGGGAAGCAGCCGGGGAAGCCGCCCAGCTTCGCGGGCCAACCGTGGGCGAATACATCCTGAAATGGCTGCCGTTGCACAAGGCGGGCGTTTCGGATAAATGCTATAATGATTACGCCAAACAGCTTGAAGCGCTGCTGCCGATCATGGGGGATAAGCGCCTGTCAGATGTTACCGTGGACGATGCCGCTGCCGTTTGGCACCATTTCCAAGGCTATTCAGCATCCACCGTACACCGCGCAAAAATGCTTTATGTGGCGCTGTTTGAAACCGCCATTGAAAACGATCTGTGCCGGAAAAACCCATTCAAGGCCAAACACGCCCAGCCACCCAAAGCCCCGGCAGGAACACACCGCGCCTTGACGGATGAAGAAATGCAGCTTATCAGAACCACGCCACACCGGATGCAGCTTGCCGCCATGATCATGATGTGCGCTGGCTTGCGCCGGGGTGAAGTGCTGGCACTGACGCGGGAAGATATAGATTTAATCGCCGGGTTAATCCATGTCGAAAAATCCGTTCGGTTCAGCGGAAACCGCCCTTTGATTGTAAGGCCCAAAACAGCCGCAGGAATGCGCTCTGTTCCTATCCTATCCATTCTATACCCATTCTTAAAAAACGCGCCAGAACGCGCCGCAGCCACCGCCACGGGGGAGATCATGACAGATACCGCTTTCAGGCGTGCGTGGGATAGTTATTTGCTCCACCTGTCCCGCGCTGCCGGGCATGAAATCAGCATACGCCCCCACGATTTACGCCATACCTATTGCGCCCGGTTTCTCCGCGACGCTGGCGTTGATATGAAACAGGCCATGATCTGGATGGGCCACGCCGATGAAAAAATGATTCTAAAAATTTATGATCATGTAGGAGAAAAGCGCACCCGTGACAGCATCAATCAGGTGGAAAACATGCTGAATGGTATGCAAAATGGTATGCAAAATTCCACGTTCTACATTGTACCCGTTGAAAAATAACGCTTTCAGTACATAAGGCCGGAAAACTCCGACTCTGAAGGCCATGCGTTCGAATCGCACCGGGCGTACCACGAAAAGCCTTGAAACATAACTGTTTCAGGGCTTTTTGCTTGCCTTTTCCGCTTTGCCAATCGTGCAGAATCGTGCTTTTTGTGTCATTTGTGGTATGCAAAACGGTATGCAATAAAAAAGAACCCCGCCGAAGCGGGGCATGGATTATTGATTAAAAATCAATATTGGGCGGTTGCTCTTTGTCGCCGCCAAGCGCCTTTTTGATAGCATCGAACCCGCCATTAGCGGACAGGCTCACCGCTGCGGCGTTGATCAGATACAGCAAGGCTTCTTTCCAGACGAAAGTCCCGGTTGCCAGATGGCCGACGAACAGGATCACGGCGGCAATCAAAAAAGACACAAGCTGCGCGGGGACTTTTTCGCCAAACAGCTTTTTGACAAACTCGGTGATAAGGATCGTTCCGGCCACACAGCCGCCGAAGGTGAGCAGGGATTCCCAGGTGACAAAGCTATCCATTTTTTATCCTCCTTATGGTGTTTTTAAAAACATGCCGATGATAAACCCGGCAACGGCAAGCAACACATATTTGAGTATTTCCCAGGTGACCTTCTCCCACTTTTCAGCGGGCTTCTTCTCCACCGCATCCACGCGGCAGGACAGGTTGTCCACCTTCGTTTCCACCCGGCCCATGCTGGTATTCATGGTTTCGATGGCGGCAGACTGCTTTTCGATTGCTACCACGATTTTATTCTGCTCCCGGAGAAGCGCGTCATGCTCATCCAGGCGGCGGCGAAAACTTTTGTGCTCGGTTTCGTTGCTGGCAAGCTGGGCCGCCATCTCGGCATACTGTTCTTCGTTCATCGGTTACACCCCCTCATATTTTTTGAGAATGCTATATGCCGAAACAACCGCCGCCCGGATCGACTGAAAATCGGCGTAAGGTATGCAGATGGTGTGAGACTGGTCATCGGGTACAGGCTCCGACGCAGGTATAGCAGGTGCTATATTTTGTTCGGCGGGAAAAAGCGCCGCCCACGTTTTGGGGCCGACAATACCGTCGGCGTGCAGGTCGTTCAGATCCTGGAAGTGGATCACGTCTGATTCGGTTTTTGCACCGAATTTCCCGTCCACGTTCAGCACCACGCCCGTCAACTCGTTCAAACGCTCCTGCAATTTCTTCACCAGTTCGCCCTCGGTGCCCTTGCGGAGGGTGGGCGTGTTTTGCGCGTCGGAAACGTCCAGACCAGCGGCACGGAGTTCCTCAGTGGTGTACAATCCGGCGGGGACGGCCCAATGTGTCCAGGCAGGTCGTCCGGGCAAAGTATCCGTTTTGACGGTGGTGCTGCAATGGATGATTTCACCGCCGCCCATGTACATCCCCGCGTGGCTCATTTTTCCCTCTTTGCGTTTAAAAACGCAGCAGACAAGGCCCTGGGGAATGCTTTCAATACCGCCCTTCGCGGCCCAGTTGGACGCGGTTTCCCATTGGGTAGTAGCACCGCCGCCATACAATGGGATTTCCACCTGTTCCAATAGCCAGCGGATGAATCCCCGGCAATCGAATATCCGGGTGTCCACCCATTGGCAGCCGTCGCAAGCGCTTTGTTTACCGGAAAGCACAGGACAGGCTTTTCGGATGTTATCGGCGTAACCGGGATTATAGCCCGCGTATTTTTTGCGGTTGGAAACGGTGCACATTTCGCCCGCCGCGCCGAAAACGTAAGGCCAGCCCATGCACAGCTTCGCCAGCCTGCGGATCAAGTCCGCGCAAACGATGCCCTCTGCTTTCCAACGTTTCAATTCATCGGCGGCGTAAGATGCGGTATACATATTTTCACCCCTTTTGTGGTGGTTTTGCGCAGACAATCAGCATCAAAATTCAAATTGGCTCCCGACGGAATTGTACTGCCCGAAGAACTTGAACGTGGCCAAATTGGCGCTTACGATGGTATTCATTTGATCGTATATCACATTCGCAATATACCGATAGCCAACCGTTGTAAAATGCGATCCGGCAGACCAAACGCCGCCCGTGTCCGTGTTTATATCGCTGTTGCTAGGAACATCAATATAAAATGTTTGCGCATACTGCCTGGATATGGCTTGGATCAGCGGGTTGTAGGTCTGGTTTGCTTTGTACAGGCTCAGACAGAAAATAACCGCGTTCTGCGCTTTTGCCCGCACAGCCTCAATGATTTGCTTGTAGTACCCGGCAAACGTGTTCGCGCCCGCCGCGTCCGATGCCGTGCCCATTTCGTAGGGAATGGACCAACTGTCATTCGTGCCAAGTGCGATGAAATAGGCGTTTGATGGTTCGTCACTTTGTAATTTGGCGAGATATTGCTCAATCCACGTTTTGCATGTTAGCCCGCCTTTTGAGTAATGATTCCGTTTAAGGCCGCACCTCCGTGCAATGTAGGACAGCCACGAATCGCCGTAGAAATCCGTGTAAGAACCGTTAATATACAGGCACCCGCTGGACAAACTGTCGCCGATGACCGATACCCTGGGAAACAGCACAGAATAATCGATGCTAACATTGGGATAAGGTGCAAGATGATACGATGCTTTGTGCTCCTGCGTGTTGTTGTAGGAAAGCGCAATATAAATATCTTTGTCGGCGTGATATTTATATGTTCTCAAGGTTGAATCCGTGGATATCACCAGCGGGGTGTAGTTCACACCTTCGCCGTTGTATTTGGCAATCATTGCAACGTTCTGTTGATACCCGGCCCCCTTAAATTCGATTTCCATTCCGGCAGGAAGCAGGAACGGCTGAGTATAACGGTAGTCATTCGCGCCGCCGCTGACCACGCCGCTTGCGGAGATATATTTCCCCCACACAACATTGGTAAACGGTACATCGGAGTATAAATAGCGCCCTATTGCGGCAATATTCTCACTGGATAGCATGGCTATATGGCTATAGTGATAACCATATGATAGAACCAAAGTGCAGTCCTCGTCTGCGGTGTATGTGTACAGCTTTACGCTGCTGTCCGTTGACACAACAACAGGCGTATAGGCTGAACCATCATATTTGGAAATCATTGCGACGCGATCGAGATAGCCGCAGGCATAAAGGGCGATTGTCTGCCCTTCCTTCACAGCGATTCCGGCGGTATAGGCGTAGTTGGTCGATTGCGTAACAGCGCCGCTACTCGAAATAAAGCTATCCCGCGTTTCGATACTCAAAAGATCAATAACGTTTCCTGAAATACCGATGCCCTGCATGAGTATCGGCATTTTTTCGAGATCGTCAATCCGGGAATGAACCTGCTTTACAATACTAACGCCGTAATCAACCAGCGTTGAAATAATAAGATAGTAAGCCCCTTCCGGCGCGGTAACGACAAAACCGCCGCCTGTGATTGTGCTCCCTATTCTGTTTGATGTTCCAGAGGAAGGAACGCTGCTTAAACTTTGAAATTGAAACAGCCCATCGGTTTTAACGTAATATTTCCGGCCCGGTGATACCTCGTATTTTTTTAGCTGGTAATTGCTGTCCGCTACACACAGCCCGGTTTCCGCAACCAATTTCCATCCCTGCGGCGGATTCGCCATCGGCGCTATATCATCTCCGTTGTAAATCTCCGTTTCAACGGAATCCAAAGCGTCCACCAAAGCGGAATAGTCGGGCGGGATAGCGTCCACGGCGGTATTGATGGCGGTAATCAAATCATTAATGCTTGGAATGATGGTGCCAGGGTCCACCGTCGCGCCGCTGTTATCGTCAACAGAATAGATGACTTTCAATACGGTTGTGACGCTGCCGCCTTGGGTGAGCACGATATGCACACCGATCGGGCCGGGACAAACCAGCGCGGCGGCAGGAATCACCACGTAGGCCGCATTGCCGGACAGCGTACCCGTCAGGGCTACCAGCCCGCCGTCTAAACGCTTCACAGCGCCGGATACCGTGCCGCCGCCGGAATAGGCCGCGCCGTCGTCAAATAGCTGTACCCCCACCAAAGCGCCTTTATCATCGCCAGTGAACATCACGGATTCGCAATGCCGGATAACGATATTTTCAGTAAGGTCTTGATAAAACCACTGCTTAAACTGCGCCATTTTCTATCACCTCCGGTTCTTCGCGCTGGCTGATGATGCGTTTCAGCTCCTCCACCTTCGCATGATGCGCTTCATCGTCTTTTTTCAGGTTATCGCCCAGGGCCTTGACCATGTTCGATATATCCCAAATCAGGCCACAGCGCAAGGTTCCTTTCGCATCCGCCAGCACTTCCAGCTTTTTATTGATCTCGGCTATCATACCGTACTTGTCCCAAAGGCCTTTTCCGTCGTTGATCGTCATAGGCTCCTCCTTTATCCAAGATAATTGATGGTCGCTGTGGTTACGCCAGTCACCAGCGCGCCTGTATAATCTGTTCCGTTTTTTGCCGTGAACGTATGGGATGCAGTACGAGATATGCCCGTGACAACGGTCACGGTTTGCCAGGTCGCTTGTGATCCGCCAACCTGTAACGTTGATCCGCTTAAATGTGTCGCTTGTACGGTCGCACCATCTAATGCATCTACCCCACCTTCGGCATTTATTTTCGAATATGCCCGAATGTCGTTACCTTCGACAACAAACTGCCCGCCACCGCTCCCAGAATACAGATTATTAAACCAGCCACCAGCCGCCGATAAATCGCTTCCGTTTTTTACAATAGTTGTTCCGTTCAAATAAATCTGCTCTGCTGTGATTGCGGCTTCGCTTCCGCCTTCGTTGATGGCTAACGCAATGCTTGCCGCTTTGATCTCCGCATCTGAGCCTTCTCCCTCAACCACAAGGTCAATCCGTTCCTTTTGTACTTTGATTTTCCCGCCGATTTGGTTCGGGCCTTCCGCGTAAATCAACACGCCGTCCGCGTCAAGCTGGATTCCGGCTTGTTTCAGGATTTCGCTGTTGATGTTCTGTTGCCATGCGCGAAGCAAAATCTGGTACTGGTTGGCGCTGATCTGCGTCTGGAACTCGGAAAACTCCTTTTCCGCGTCCGTCTGCCCGCGCCCGCCGCCGCCACCGCCTCCACCGCCGCCGCTGGCTTTCTCGGCGGTTTCCTTGTTGATATAGATGATGTTCGGGATGTATGCGCCGATGGTGACGGTGGTGTTCAGCGGGTTCAGCAAATCCACCGTCAATTGGATAATTTCGCGCTGCACTTCCACGCCCGCCGGGAGGATTTCCACCAAAGCGGTGTCATGCAGCCGGATCGTCTGATCGGCATAGCCCAGGCGCTTCAAATCGTGCAAGGTGCCTTCAATGGAAATGAGCGGCTCAGAATCCTTTTTCAGTGCTTTCCAGGTCAAATCCAGCAGCACATTCGGGTCGGTCACATCGCCGTTTTGATAAAATCCGAAGCGGTTTCTGCCGTTGCGGCCATACAGCGCTTTGGCGGTGGGGTTTTCCAAATACGCCTGCCCGCTGGGCTTCGCCGGGTGATCAACCGTTTCGGCCCAGGAAACGTCAGTAAAGGTCAAAGGTTCGGCGGGCAAATCCTGCGGCTCGGGTGTCGGCGGGTTCGCGCTGATGTCCTGTTCCGGGGTGATGTTCTTGCCATAGCCATACATGGCGGTCAGCAGGTTGGTATCGTCATAGGTTACGCCCGCCTGCTCCAAATTGCTGGTGATGCTCAGCCGAAGCCCGCGCCAATTCCCCTGCGCCGGGGCAATGTCCAGATACCGTCCGGTTATACCGCCGGGGCCGATGGTGATCCTTGGCGTGATATACACGTTCCAGTTGCTAACGATGGTGTTCACGCCCTGCCAGACGCTTCCATAGCTGATGCTGCCGCTGCTGGTGCCGCTGGCGGTAACGTTCCCGACGCTCCACAAGGTGCCTGTCAGGATGGAGGAAAGCGCGGCCTGCGCGGTCTGGTTCGTCCATTCCTTGGGCTGTACATGATCGTCGGTGAGTTCGGAAACGGCGATATGCTCTGCGGTGATTTCCTGGTAATGGTCAGGCTCATAGCTTTTGGCCTTGCGGATTTCAAACGCTTGCCAAACGCCGTCAGCGTCCTGAAACGCTACCCGCTGCCCGCGCTGAATCACTTTTTCCGCGTCATACGGAAACAGGCCGAAGAAGGAAAACTGCTCTACCGTCCATTCGGCCTGTTCCGCGTCGTTGCGGGTGAAAAGCGGCTGGTTCGCCGCATTGAAGAAAAGAAAATCCATTATTCCCACCTCTCCCGATATTTCACGGTTCCGGTTCCGGTGATGGTCTGCGTGCCGTTCTTGGGCGTAAGGAAATGAGAACCGAATGTATAATTCTGCATGAACGAAACGCCGTTCACCGCTGCCGTCTGGCGGTTCAAGTCGATGACCATATTTCCCGCCGGGATGCTGGAAAAGGTCATCGTGTCGGTTCCGTCGCTATAACTGTGCCCAGATGCCGTCGCGCTCAGGGTTCTTTCTATCCGCATCAGCGGCCCGTCGTGTGCGTTCCCGCCAACAAAAAAAGCGCTGCCACAAGCCGCGCTCTTTTCGTCGTTCGCAATCCAGAACGGATCATCGAAGCAGGTGAAAACCAATCGTAATTTACTTTCCCACCACATCCGCAGGGACGGTTCAGGCAGTGCAGTACAAACAGCTTCCAGATGCCGCCCGTCGTAGTTCGGCAGTTGTAGCCATTTCTTCTCCCCGATCTGCGCCCAGTTGGTGATAGCGTCCAATTGCTTTCTCCGGGTGTCCCGGTTCATTTCCAGCAATGCAAAGGTGATGCTCACGGTTCGCACGCCGCCGCCCATGCGCACATAGTCCGCGCCGAAGCGGATCGCCCGCTGCCGCGTTACCGGGGAAAGGGAAACGGGTGAAACGTGTATATCATCCACCTTTACCGGGGCAACGCTTTCCAGCGCCACCGAATCAAAGAAAATCATCCGCGCCAACCGCTCCTTTCCATCGTTCTCAGGCTGTCGGCCTGCTGTTGTGCAATCACACGGCCCAAAACCTGCCCGTTCCAAACGACTTGCATTCCGTTGAAATTCGGCATGTTCGCGCCGATCGCGCTGCCCATCGCGCCATAATCAAATTGATTTCCCGCAAGGCTCGGGCCGTATTTCATATTGCGCCATACCCGCGCTTCTTCGGCGGTCAGGATGGATTCGCCTTCATGCAGCGAAGCCAGGAAACCGTCGAAAGGCACATTATCAAGGCCAGCAGCAAAAGAAGTCATCATGACGCTGGGATTGCCCTTTCCGCCAAGGGAAATATTAAAACCGCCGCCGCCACCGCCGCCGCCAGAACTGGCAACAGCGTCAAGGTTTTCCGCCGCTGCGGAAGCCGATGAAGCAAGGCTGGCAAGCACCGATTCAGCCGTTTCAATCTGGCCTTGCAAACTTTCCATTTGGCCTTTGAGCGTTTCCATTTCCGCGCTTGCGGATGAAAGCGTGCTTGCGTATGCTTCATAATCGCTTTGCAGCTGATCCACAAAAGATGTATCCTGCCCGTTTTCTCCCATTGCAATTCGAGCTTCCATGAACAGATCGTCCATGTTTCTCGCTCCTGATACAATTTCATTCCGCCAATAATCCCTTGTTCCAAGCTGCTCAAATCCTGGCATGTTCCCGTATATTTTGCCGTAGTTCTCCGCTATCTTTTCAATTAAAGCCTCTGCGATAACATCCATCTGTGATGCTGCAAAATCAGCGTTCGCCTGAGCCGTGCCATAATTTGCGCTTGCGGCATAGTAATCATTTTGCAATTTCTGGATGGCGTTTCGTTTCGATTCTTCTATAGATGCCTGTTTGGTGTTCTCGATAACATCTTTCAATTCATCGTTTGTGGCTTTGAGTTTTCCGGTCTGTTCGTCGATGTATCCGGATATTTCAGGAAATACCTGTTTCAGCCGTTCCATTGCCGCCGCCCATTCCCCTGTCTGTGTCGCTGCTTCGCCGTATTTTTTATACAGTTCATCCAGGTAATCCAAGATCCCGGTTGCCTGGGTAGCGTTCGCTTCCGCCTCTGCCATGGAATCCGCTGCTTCATCGAAAACGTTCTTTTCCTTCGGCAAGGTTATCATTTCCAAAAAGTCAGCCATGAAAGATGTTATCGGATTTACAATAGAAAGCAATTGTTCTCCAAGGTTGGCTTTCAACATATCAAGAGATGTTTCAATGCGCTTGATAGTATTCGCATAGCTGTCATTGGTTCGCAGGAAGTCCCCCTGCGCGTCTGCGGTCGCCTGGAAAAGGTATTTTTGCCGCAAAATCAACTGTTCGCCCGCGCTCATTTCATCCCATGCGGTTTCGATTCCCTGAGCCAGCGCGTAGGCTTCCAGATTCGCAACGCTCATATTGATACCAAGGCGGCGAAGCGGTTCCGTTTCCCCGGCAAGCCCGGAGGCGATTTTTTGAAATGCTTCATCGAATGGCAGATTATAAAACGATGCCATATCAGCGGTCAGCCCTGCAAGATCGGTACTCATATCCACGATTTCTTCCCCCGCAAGCCCGGAAGATTTCATCATAGCGCCAAGCGTGGATGTATACTGCTTTGCTTGCAGCTCCGTAATGCCGTAATTTTTCGCCGCAGCCGTGGCCCATTGTTCGATTTTCTTTGATCCTTCCGTGCCAAACGTAACATCAACAACATTTTGTACTTCCTGCAAATCGGAAGCCAGATTGACGGATTCAACGCCCAAATCAACCAGCATTTTCCCGATTTTATAGAATGCGGCAGATTTTACAACCGCGCTGAAAGCGTTTGTTAAGGAAGATGAAATATTGCTTCCTGAATCGTCAGCGGCCTTGTCCCAATCTTTTGAAGCATTTTTTATGGCGTCTGTGGTATCGTTCAAAGAATCCTTTATCGGCTTATTATTGCCTTTTATTTCAAAAATAACTTGTCCGTCAGCCATCCGCGTTTTCACCTCCCGATTTGACCCATGCAATCAGTCCCATCGCAATGCCGCGCACATCCTTTGCGTATTGGCTTTGCTGTTCTTTGTCCGATATTTTCAGCGCGTATTCCGCTTTCGCTTTCATCAGCCATTGCCTTTCCTCGGCGTTGTACTTCGTCGGGTTTGGCAAGGGCCGCGCCCGGATGCTCAATATTTCTTTGTACCTGTTCCCCTCCGGCAAGCCGTGAAGCAAACAGATAAATTCAAACCAGTGCAGCCGATCCCGAAACAAGTTGATACCGTAAACCTGCATAAACGCGGCCCGGATCAGATCGGCATCCTGGGAAAAGTCCGTTATTTTTTTATAATCTTCATTTCGCTTTTCCAGTGGAAAAATTATATCTTTTATGGCGGCAAGCGCCGCAGCCGTGTTTCTCGGCGGGTGCTTCATCACGCATTTCAGCGCCAGATAATCCCGGGCCGCTGGTGTCAATTCCGAACGGCCCAGGATATTCAGCATCCGAAAAACATTCCTAAAATCAAAATCAACCCTGTATGGTTTTCCGTCAACGGTCACCCGATCCGGAAGCGTTTCAAAAAGTTCCATTTTTTGCCCGCCGCCTTTTTCTGTGCTTTGGTAATTTTCCGGGCCATATACACGGTGAAATACCGCCCGCACAGTTCAGCGATGCAAGCGGCGTTATCCAAATAAAACTTTTCAAGACTTTCGGCTTGCTCTTTTCCGAAAATCACGCGGGCGAAGTTCAAGACAGCTTCTTTTTCCTTTTGCTCTTTGTCCGCGCCGTTATACTGCGCGGCCTGAATCATCTTTTCCCGTGCATCCGTAATCAACGGAACAATCCGCATACAGTCCGCGTCAACCACCAATTCAAGCGTTTCATTCCCTTCCTTGATTTCCACGCGGTCGCGCACACGGTTCAGGGATAACCGGGTTTTTTTGATCATCCGCGCTTCCCTCCTTCATTCAAAGAAAGGGGACCGCATTCCGCAGCCCCCTTTGATACATTACGGCGATACAGGCGTGATGGTGGGCTTGCCGTTCAGCCGCAGTGTACAGCCGAAAGCGTTCACGTCCAGGGTCTGGCCGCCAAAGCTGGTCACGTTGGCAATTACCGCGTCACAAGTGATCACGTTGCCCTCAGCGGTGATCTTGACGCTGGTCACGCGGTCAGGGCCAAGAGCGAACTGCTTGGAAGCGATGTAGTCCTGGGCCGCATCCCCCACGATGCGCCTGCCGTTCACGGTGATTTCAGGGGCGCCGCCAGTAGTTTCGTTGTGCGCGAAGCCCTCGCCGCACAGGAAGAAATACTGCTGAATCTGCTCGTTGGGCGTGAAGGTCATTTCGGTAATGCCCTTGCACAGCTTGGAGTAAGTCCAGGTATCCCCGGTTTTGGAGGTGCCGATTTCGATTTGGTTTGCCCATACAGGATTCATAATTTAATCTCCTTTCCAGAAAAATTTAACCGACAGCGCGGAGGCCATCAGCCAAACATTGTTCTGTTCCCGGTCTACAATGTCGGGGAGCGTCTGGGTTGTAATGTCCACGATCTGCCAGCGCTCCCCGGCGGGGTATTGTTTTGCCCGCGTCAGCGCGGAGTGGATGGTGTTCAGCGCGTCGGAGAGCGTTTCCAAATTCGCGTGTTTCCCGTTGATGGTTACATCAAGGGGAATGTAAGTGTTTTTGTCCAGGTACGTTTCCAGCGGTGTGCTGGGGCCGATTTCGCAGGTGATGCCATGCCCGGTCGGCAGCGCTCCGCGCGTTACCGTGGCGAAAGGTTGTGTTGCGTTCATCAGCCCGATAACCGCTTCCAATACCTCATTGATAACGCTTGTCATAGGTTCATCTCCAATGCGCGCTGCGCTTGCTTCTTCCACTGTTCAAGGTGCTTCCGCTTCGCAACCTCGCACCATTTCCAGCTTGCGTTCGGGTTTACATCCTTGTATGCCGTGCGGATTGCCCAGTATTGACGGCGGGCATATGGCGTTTGCCAAATCAGCTTTCCTTCTTGCGGCCTGGAATGCACATGGGATGATGCTATCAGCGTCCCCGTATCTTCCTTGCAATACTGGTTGCAATCGTTCAGGATTTCTTCCGAAAGCTGCGGCAATCCAGCCTTGAAGGCGTTTTCCACCTTCGCCACAACCGCTGTCTTATTGATATTGATTTTTACAGGCATACGCTCACCCCATCAATAAAGGCTGATTTCCCAATGGTGGGGCCTGTCCGTGTCATCGCGCAACAGGTCAGCCATGGCAACGGTGTATTCAAACCCGCGCACAATCACCCGCATATCCCCGCCCAGTTCGTGGGCGCTATGCAGCAGCGCCGCCCAATTGAGATTTGGGGTGGAGTGCCGAACGTCCACAAACAGGATGGAAGAAAGCTGCTGGTCGGTGTTCGTCTTGGTTTTCACAATGCGCTCGGTGGGCTGCAAATGTACCCGTTTCACCGTGTATTCATCATACGTTTGGTTCTGGTACATGTCCGTTCCGTTGCACACCTTCACCGTTGCGGTGCTTCTCAGGATACGCGACGGGATAGGTTTCAGCATACGAATCCCCCCACAACAGGCACGCCGGGATATAGCAAGCCGCTTTGTTCCAGATACATCAGCACCATGGGAGAGATGTTCCCGCTCATCGCGCCTTTCTTGATGGTATCCATAACGTTCTTGCTGTTCACGCTGACTTTGCCGACGGTGAAGCCTCGATCAGTGCCGCCCGCGACACTATCCAGCCCGTTCACAGCGAAGAAATCCACCTGGGCGCATACGGCTTTTTTATACAGCGTCAGTTGAAACGCTGTCATGGTTTCCGGGGTTTTCCACCGAACCATCGCGCCGATCACGTCACCAGCGCGGGCGCACAGCGCCGGGAAGGAGGCTTCGTCGGCCTCCTGTCCCATGTAGACGGTGGAATAGTATTCGTAGTCTACACACGCGCTCATGCTGTTACTCCTTAGGTTTTCGCCACGACGGTGGTATTACCGGCGGCCAGCGGCAGACCAGAGCCGACGGCGACCAGCGCCACGGTGATCTTATAACCGTTGGTTGTGCTGATCAGGCCGTCAGCGGGCAAGTCATCCCAGCCGTCTGCGGGTTTCAGCGCGGTACCGAAGGCCACGGCGGGCGCGGTGCCGCTGGCGGCTTTCCATACCAGCTTCACGCCATCACCGGCGGCGGCGCTTACGGCGATCACGGAATCACCGGCGGTAACGGTGCCCGCAGCGCTGGTCACGGTCAGCGCGGCCAGGGTGGTATCCATATTCACCAGTACGCCGTCGGCCTTCTGGTCATAGGTCCACATGCCGTGATAGATGCTGAACATGATCTTCCAGAATTCGCCTTCCTGGTTCATGTCGGGGTCGATGACCTTGGTGATCTGAGGACGGGCGACGGCGTTCACGGCGGGCCGGGCGGCAATGATCCAGTTGACACCGGGACCCAGGTCGGTGAATACCACGCCGCCAACGGTCTGGCCTGCGGTGCGGCCATCGTTCACCTTGACCACGCTGTTCATGTAGCTGGTGGGCGTGCCGATCAAATACTGATCGTTCAGGGCTTCGATGCGCATGGTGGCGCTGCGGATGGAGAAATCACGGATATTCAGATACCGGGTGATCTCCTTGCTCTGCTGAAGCAGGTTCTTGACCTGCGTGCCGATCTGGATATAGAGCTGCTCGTCTTCGCCGATCTTATCCTGCAATTTGGCGATATCATCCAGCAGCAGGCCGAGAACGTTGTCCTTGGTGATGCCAGAGGAAGCCTGGGCGGTGACGCTGGTCATGCCGTAACCAAGCGCGCCCTGGGCCAGGCGGGCAATGCGCAGGCGGTCCACTTCGGGAATCACATGCTGGCGCAGCTGCACGCGCAGGGCGTTGCTCACGGTCAGGGCGAAGTTGGTCATGTCCACTTCGTAACGGCCGATAGCCAGATTGCGGCCACGATACCACTGGAGCACCTTGGTTTCCCAGTCCAGGGTCAGACCGCCGTCGGGAGCTTTATAGCCCTGCATGTCACCCAGGCCGTCCATTTCCAGATAGGGGATTTTGATTTCCTTGCCGCCCTCCCACTGGATGCTGGGATCGGTGTTCTCCATCCACAGTGTGCGGGGCATGATGTAGAATTTTTCATCCAGGATGCGGTTGAAAATAGCCGCATAGTTGATATTGTTGTTGAAAGCCATGCTTTTACGCTCCTTTCGTTATTTCCAGGCGTCGGAAAGCTGTTTGAACAGCTTGTCTTCCTCGCTGGTGGGGTTCGTGCCGGAGTGCCCCGGCTGCTGGGAATACTGCGGGGTGTTCTTCGCCTGTTGCCCGTTGTTCTGCGCCGGGTTGAAATACTCGCCCCATTGGCTTTCGATCTGGGCCATCTGTTCAGATACAGGCTTCGCGCCTTCCTTGCGGTCAATCATGCCGTAAACCGTCTCGAAAAACTTATCCTTCACGCGCTTGTAATCCTCAGTGCCTCGGGCCTGTTGCATGGCCTTGTAATCGCTGAACTGGCCCTGCAGCGCCTTGTATTCTTCGCTTTCCTTGGGATCGGGGTGCGTGATGGATTTTTCCCATTCGGCTTTGGCATTGGCAAGCGCTGTTTCCTGGGCCTGGGCTGCCGCGCCCTTGGCGATATACCCATCATCAAGCGCACGCCCGTACAGGCCGAAAACCTGTTCCGTCCGCTGCTCGGGGGTAAGACCCTCATTGTTCATGATGTCGTTCAGCGCTTTCCTGGTGAAAATGTTGCTCATACTCCTCCTTTATGCGGCCTGATAGAGTGATAGGCCGATGCGTGTTTTACGCCCCGCCGGGCGTGATGGTATTAAAAAAACAGGCCGCAAATTTTAATTGCAGTCTGTTTCTTTAAGCGTAATAGGATGCGGCGTACATCACTGTTCACCATGTTCTTCCGGTTCGGGTTCGGGTTCAGGCTGCGGTGTCATGTCCGGGAACGATCCGTAGGCTTTCCGGGCAAGCTGCACGCCGTCCCAGCGTTCCAGTGTTACAGCCCAGCCAGCGCGGTTCGGGTTATTGGCGGTCGTGAGATCACGCACAGCAGCCGCATAGTCAGCCTGCGCCACAATCAGCGCGGTGTCGGGGTTGCCGTTGGGGTTGGCTTCGGTGCGCTCGTAGGTGCGGGAATCGTAGTTCTTGGGGTATCCGTCCACCGTGGTCATGATTCCTTCGGGATGGGATTCGGATACGACGGCCTGTGTTGCGTTGACGGTAAAGATGTTTCTCATGATTTTAAATCCTTTCTTTTTTAAGTTTGCTACTTGGTTAATCTATAAACGTCTATTATCGTACCAGATGTTGCATACATAGATCGGTTCCCCATCCCTAAATTTGACCAATCTTGTCGCACACTAATTGCAGCTACTGCATTGCTTGTATTTTTTGTCCAAACGATCATATTTGCACTATATGTCGGTTGTGTATTATTTCTAAATAATGCAACAACAACATAACTATCCAAATCATTATCATTTATACCAAGAAACGATTCCCATGGATTTACAGCCGCTACAACATCGTTTGTCCTGTCTGCATCAAGTATTACCGTTTTCCAAAGTGTTGTATCTTCGCTTCCCATCCGTGCAATCACCCCCATCATAGTTCGTCTTGCTTCCATCAAGTCCATGAAACCACCATCCCTCTGCATCCGTCCATGATGTTGATTTCATACAGTTTATTGGCTTCCAGCGCGGTCGGGTCTTCACCGATCCACTTCATCGTCATGCCCGTGGGCGGCGTAACCGTCAGCACCGTTGCGGTCGAACCAGACTCAAACACGACATCAATGATACCGCTTGCAGGAACCGTGATATCCAGCGTTGCAACCTCGCCGCAGACGTACTGGATACCTGGCATGGCGGTGATGGATGGAGTCGTGCCGCTGACGGTTACGGGGCCGTTGAGCATGGTGGAGATGGCGGATTTTGCGGATTCGGTGTAATTGCCGACTGCGTTGCTCGATGCTTTTTGAGTAGTATCGCCAGAAGCATTGGCAAGTCCCCAAAACGCTATACTTGGTATCCATACTGGCGCTAACAGTAAAGTTTGCGAGTTGCTTGCTTTAATCTCATTCACTGATAAAACTCTTCGGGCATCAATTACGCCAGTAGTCCCGTTAATGTTAACCGAACTGGTGGTGGTCGATTTAACAACGCCAAGCTGTGACGTGCTCCCTATCGGCACATTCGCCACGCCATCCGTGACCACACTCATGCCGTTGACCTGCACATCCTGCACCGGGCTTTCAGGCGCGTTCTGCTCGATGAAAGTCTTGGTGTCTGCCGGATAGGTTACGGCGGTATCGCCAGTATCGGCCCAGATGTTGTTTGTGCCAAGGAGCGTGCGGATTTCCTGCGGGGTGAGTTGGTAGGTCTGGGGGGTGGCGAGGAAATTGACCGCCATTCCTGTTGGGGAAACATCGTTACCTGTGTACGCATAAAACGCATTTTGTCTGATACTGGAACCAAACTCAATCCCTATTGTGCCATTGGAAACATCAGCATAAGCCATGGACGGATATTTTTCTGCAACTCCGCCAAAAACCTTTTCGTTATCAGGGTTTGGCAGGAAACCATCCAGATTATTAGATCGGAATCCTCCCCAGCTTGTGGCCGCCCATGTCAGTGTACCGAGGTCGATAATCGCCCTGTCCACCGTCAGCACACCCGTAATCACATTCAGACTGCCGCCATAGACGGGTCCTGCTTCGGTGGGGAATGTGATGCTGATTTCGTCCGGGTCGGTAGTATCCTCTCCGCTATGGCTTATTGTAGCCCCAGTCCATCCGGTGATAGGTCGCACGTTTTCCGGGCTGGGATCGCCAGTACCTTCCTGCACAGGCTCAATCTGCACCATGCACTCCCGAAGCGGCATATCTTCCGCGCCGTCCTCAAAGTGTGCAATGGAGCCGCTTGCGTCCTCCCAGATCGCCGGGGCTTTCGTATCCAGCACGGGGGCAAGAAATTCTTCGGCTTGCTGGGCGATTTCGGCTTTGTCTGCGGCGGTCAGGATGTAGTCGTCGCCCTGCGGCCCCTTGATATTCACGGGCTGAGGATTCGGTTTCCCGCCGTCGTTCGTCCAGCTGATAACGCCCTCGGGTGATACGGAAGGGGTAAATGTTACGCCGTCGGCTCCAGGTTCGCCTTGTATCCCCGGTTCGCCCGGTTCCCCTTGTTCGCCGGGTACGCCCTGCGGGCCTTGCGCATGAACGCCCGTGGAAATCCATTGTTCCGTTGTGCTGTCCCAGACTTCCCAAACGCCGTCAACAATGCACGGGTAATGCTCTACCGCTTCTTCGGCGCGGTCGGCTGCCTGTTCCGCTTCGTTTTTCAGGATGATCAACTGCTGCTGCCATTCTTCCCACGGTTCTGGGGCTTCCCCGCTGCCGTCCAGCGCATCAAAAACAATTGTGCGGAAGATCGCGCTTTTCGCCACAACCTCCCCGGCAATGGCTACCAATTCGCAGCGGCCTTCCCCGGTTTGGGTGAGTTCCGCGCTCGTTACCGTCCAGGTAGCAACGCCATCCTCAACAGCGATTGCGGCAATGGGGTAAGCGTCTGCATCGCCGGGACGCTGATTGTACAGCCCAATCACAGCGCCGGGAATTTCCGTAATCCATGCTGAAACATCGAACCGCACAACCGTGTATTCGTTTTCACCCAGCCGCCCCAGGGCGACAACGGCGCATTCCTTCGCGTTAATGATCCGCATTTTTTTCAGCTCCCTTGGCTTTGCGCTTCCTTTTCGGCGCTTGCTTTTCTTCCTGCCCTTCCGGTTGATCGTTCACATACGGATTCGGCACCATAGCCCCGCAATCCAGGCAGAAAAAAACGTTGTTCGTGCATTTCAGGCGTTCGTGCTTGCAATTCATGGGGCACCCTCCTTATGTAATATCGTCTCGCGTCGTTCCGACGCCCTCGTCCGGCCACGTTGCATTGACCGGCGTATATTCCCGATTCCGTCTTCTTGCCCTTCCGGTATCCTCGCAGAACTGGTTAATGTCATCACTGGCCTTGTGCACCTTTGCCCGCTGGGCCTTGATAGCCTCCGGGTCTGCTCCCTGGGCCTGCATCACGGCCAGATCGCGCTTTTCTTCCCGTAGCTTGCGTTCCAACCGCCGCTGCTCCTGGCTTTCCGCATAACTCTTTTCGTTTTCTTCCGGGTTCTGCGGTTCGCCTTTTATGGTGGAAAAGCCGGGAATGAAGTTCATGGGGTAATGCTTGCAGTTCACGCCGAACAGCCCGCCACCATAGCGGAAGGATTCTATTTCATCTTCGCTGTGCACGGTGATCTTATTTCCGTCCAGATCCTCCACGGTGCCACGCCAGCCACTGCGGGAAATCACTTTTCCCTGCCAGGGGTAGCACAAGGGCCGCGCGCCGTTGTGGCTGCTCACCTGGTACATGTCGCATCCGTATTCCTGCGCCCGCTCGTTGACCGCCTCCCGGGCGGTATTGAACATCGTAGTCCGAATGTCCATCGCCACATACGCTTCCGGCG